CCTGATACGTGCTGATCGCTCAGCCCTGGCCGCGCTTCAGTTTGCGGCCATGACTGGGCTTGCTTCGTCTGCCGTTCCCCTGGCGGGTTGTCTTCTCAACGGGGTCCTTGTGAATCGCGCCGGTCAGTGACTTCTTGGGCTTAGCCATCAGACCAGTCGGATCGCGAGAGCGCCGGCGTTGAACTGAACGGTATCGCCATTGACGACATCGACCGATGAGGTCAAGGTGCCAGACGCCAAGAAGTTTCCACCTGTGACCGCATCCCAGACGCCGAAATGCGTTACGGTCGCGCTGCCCGATGCGTTGGTTGTGATTTGAACTGAGCTGTTATTGGTGATTTGGAAACCACCACCTGTTGCAGAGGTGACGCTGCTGAAGGTGGACGTTGCGATCGACGTGCGATTGGCACTACCAGTCACGGTGGACTGCACGACGTTATTCGTCCCCGCCGTGCCCGGGTCGCCGGAATGGAGCTGCACGTAAACGGTTGACAGGGCAGCGGGGAAGGTCGTGCCTTTGACCCAAACAAGGATTTTATCGGCGAGATATTGGGAGAACGCCATAGCGTCGAATCGTCCCAGGCAGGGAATGGACTAATTCTAGTGATGACAATCAGAGGGTCAGCTAGTAACCGTAGCCGCCACCGTAGGGAGTTTCGCTGGACAATGTGGCGCTGGATTGATCGCTACCAGTGAGCGCTCCGGCGAGCCTCCAGGTTTGTTTTAGGCGTCCAGATGGCACCATCGTGCCTAGGGCGACGCCGCGCATGATCGTGAGCGTGAGTGTCGGTATCGCAAAGCCTCCTGCGGATGTCGCGGTTGGGTCGAGCTGGTCGGCAGTTTGCGTGGCTGGGAATGCTCGACCGGCTCCCCAGATCAAGCGCACGGCACCGGATCCGCCATCGCCACCTCCATAGCTAGTGCCGGGGCCACCACCACCACCACCCGGGAAGCCACCTGTGATAGATGAGACGTACGGCTGCCCGTAGGAGGCAGTCTCACCTTGCCGCCCGCCGGTGCCGCTGACGACGCCGGAGAACCCGGCAGCGGTCGAGCCCCCGCTGCCGCCAAAGCCCGTAACCGACGAGGATGGCCACAGCGTGCCGTCACGGGAGCGTCCTGCCAATCCACTGGCACCGGCGCCGTAGATGCCTGTACCCCCGCCCGAGCCGGTGCCGTAAGTGCTCGAATAGTGGGTGCCACCACCGCCACCACCACCGGAGCCGTTGTTGCCATTGTTGCCGCCTTGACCGGTGTAGCCGCCGGCGCCACCACCGCCCGTCCAACTGGAGGCATAACCACCCGCTCCGCCTCCATCACCCACCCAGCCCCCGCCGTAGACGTTTTTATTGGGGCCGTAGGTGTCAAGTGCGCTCGATGCATTGCCACCGCCGTAACCGGCGACGGTGGCCAGGCTGATGAAATAGCTGTTGCCTCCAGCAGTTAGACCACTACGCGTCCCTGCGGCACCGACGACGACGGTGTAGGCCTGGCCTGGTGTGACGGCGATGTTGTTTTTCCAGCCCAGGCCGCCGCCACTGCCGGCTGCGTTGGCCCATCCATTACCGCCACCGCCACCCCCGCCGACGCAGACGGCTGAAACGCTCGTGACCCCCGCTGGCGCGATCCAGGTGTAAGTGCCCGGGGTCAGGAATTCAGCCTGGGGTCCAAGTGAACTTGGTGACGGCTGCAGGGTCTTAACGGTGCCAGGATTGGTAATCGACAGCGCCAGAGAGGCGGTACCAAAGAGCTGGCCGATGGGCTTAATCAGCGGTATACGTCCTTGGGCGATCAGCGCGCCGATTGCATTACCAGAGAGGAGAGCATAACTGCCAACAAATATGAAGAGTGAGAAATTGATGGACTGCCATTGATCTGTCGACACTGTGATGAAGTAGGTGCCAGCGGGGATGCGCTGCTTGGACTCATCGAGCTCGGTATTATGGATATCGTTGAGGACCGCGTAACCAGTCGGAGACATGGGAACCGGTTTGCGTTCTGCATCCAGAATGCCGACACGGACGTAGCGGTCCGTGGCCTGATTGACGGGAGACAGGACAGCCCGCAGGTCCAGATCGCGGCTCAGAGTGACACGGAAAAACAGGGTATTGGATCCTGCCTGAGCACCAACGCTCCCGCTGATTTCGGCGATCAGGATCTCAGTGGTGCCCAGATCGCGAGATTTGGAGATCGAATTATATTTAACGTAATACGGCCGCAGGAACGAGGGCAGGGTCGGGTCGCTGCCGCCGTACTTAGTACGCAGGTCCTCGTAAGCGGCGGATTGCGTCAGAGTCATTAGACGTCATACAGACGGCACTCATCAGCGCCGGGGTTCTCTTCGCAGAAGGCTAGGAATTTCCTACGCAATCCTGAATCGAGGGGGTTGTCGCTACCCTCGCGCCTGGTGCGTGGTACTGGTGCGGGATCCTTGGAGTCCGGCTCGGGAGTGTGCTGAGCCATATAATGCCCAACAAAGTTAGGCACATGCTAATCAAAGTTCTGATTTGGTAAGATTGCACGTCCAGGCGCCGCCGCACGTTGATCAAGCGCACGGCGGATCACTTGCCAGCTCGGGGAAACGGCAAAAATCCGAGCTCCTGGAGGATAGGCCCCTGACGCCGTTCTTCTTCGGGGCTGCCGATAGTCGGCTGACGTAATCTAACGGCGAAGTGTTGAATGCCTGTAGCGAGGAATCAGCGGACGAATAGTTGAGGCGAAGTGATCGGCGCCATCCCCGCGGAAGTGGATCTTGGAGCTCCGCACGTCAAAGCGCGGCGTATGTGGTGTGAAGCCCAATTCCGTCAGCCAGTCATGCACGACCATGGCTCGAGCTTTCCCGCCCGGGCAGTTGAAGACGAGACCACCCTTGGCAGCCTCGCCGCAATCGCACCAGAAGGAAGCAACGCCACGCAAGCCGGTGAGCATGAGGAGGTCGAGAGTGATGGTCTTTTCATCTCTCGGGTAGAGAAGCTCGTAGGCGCGATAGAGCCCCTCCCCGTGGCAGCGCAGGCGTTTGACGTCGTAAAAGCCATCGGTCTGGACGGTGTCAGTAACCGAATCGAGCGGGCCGTCGTGGAGCTTGTGTAGATGCCGGCATTGATGGGTCAGGTAGGTCAGATCCGTTTCACAGCGTCGAATCTCAAGCCAGGGTCGCTTCTTCTGGCCGAGCAGCTTGATCTGACCCGCCCCCAAGCAATAACTCAGTGCGAGCGCTACGAATGGTGCTGACATCCCAGGATTCGTCGGTGAACAGATGAAGGCGTGAGTTAGGGGCGTATGGCTTCAAGGCTTGCCTGAGCTTGGTTGCTTCGGTGCGATCAAATAAGAGGCGCGGGCGCACGTAATCACTTGAGAGCGTTGACTCCGCACCGGTCAGGACACAAAGCCACTGGGCAACTCGAAGGGCTTCATCAAGAGCCTGGCCGACCCGCGCGAGTTCAGTCATCCCGCCCTCACCAGGCCGCGCGCCTTCAGCCCAGAGCCAGGCTGCTGCATGCGCGCCGAGCATGTCTAAGGCGGTTTGCGTGATCTCTCGATCGCCTCGCGGGTAAAGCAAGTTGTAGACCGGCCGCAGTTTCGTGGTGGACACACGGAACCGAAGCACCGAAGTGCTCTTCCCATTCAGACGGGGCTTGGTCCTGTAGTGAACAATTTGCGCCCTGGTGGGGATGTACTCGCGGAATTCCGCCACTTTTTCTTCGAGGAAGGCCGACTCCTTGGCCCCTGCGGTCAGGGTCAATTGGATGTACCCACCGCTAGGACAGCGATATCGGACAAGACTCCCATCAGCAAGGAGTAAGCCAAGCAGTCCGCGGACGTCTGCTGCGTCCAATTTTTTCGCCCTACAAAACTTCACTATAGTCTGATACAGGAGGCAGTTCGCCTGCCTTCTCGCACCACGACAATTTGGAGCGTTTCATCCCATGTGGATTGACAACGATTTTCCGAAGCTGCTTGGTGCCGAGCTGTATCGCCCGCATCCTTCCTACATTGTGGAGATGGCGGTCGAGCCCGTGGTTGTTCACGATTTCGCTAAACAACCCGGTCAAACAGTTCAGCTTGATCGCTACCGCTTCTGGGGTGCTCCTGGCACCAAAGATAGCCGTGAGCGCACCGCTGATCAAACTCTCGGCACAGCATCTTCGCGCAGTATCGTTAAGGATAAAGTCCTTGTATCACTCAAGGAATATACTGGCCCCGCCGATCCTACCGATACTTCTGCTCCGAGCACTTTTAAGGTGGCTCGTGAGACCTTGCTAACAGCTCAGCGCCTGCTGTTGGACACTGGGAACCTAAATGTTTTCCACCAAAGCATTGGCTCGCTGACCCTGCTTGACGATTACCGCCGCTGGCGTGATCGTGTGTTCGCTGACGAGCTGTTCAAAGCAGAAGCCAATGGCGCTGCTGACAGCACCAAGGGTGGTTACTTCTACCCCCTGAAGAAGTCGAAGGCTGCATCTGCTCCCTTCCTGACTTATGCCGCTGGCGAATCGGCCAAGTTCGATGTCAAGACCGACCTCCTCGAGGTGGTCAAGGACATGCGCAAGCGGAACGTGCCCACCTTCGCTGATGGGTACTATCGCTGCATTGCGGACCCCACCGCAATGATGCACCTGCGCCAGAACGATGCGTTCCGTGAGATCGCTCGTTATGCAGGCAATGGCATGGTCAACCCCATGCAACCCGAGCTGGCTCCCAACGCTACGTTCTTCCGTGGCATGGGTCCCGCTTATGGCCAGGCCGGCTTTGTTGCTGGTCAGCCCGTGATGCCCTCCGGCTTCCTGTTCGAAGGCGTGCGTTGGTTCGAAAGCACCAACATGCCCGAGAAGAGCCTGCAGGTGACCATCACCGACGCGTCGATTTCTTCGGCCGTCACCACTGCTTCTCCGATGCTGTTCTTTGGCCCTCAAGCCATTGGCGTTGGCATCGGCGGCAACAACGCTCAGATCCTGCTGAACAACAACGACGACTTCAGTCGTTTCATC